GAAACAGAACCAACAGAATACGAACGAACGCAGACTTATGTCGAATACGAAGGCTAACATGAGGGTAATAACTTTGGCGGCACATAGTACGCCTGAGTTCAAAGAAGATAGGTCTAAGGATTGGATTATGTACGGTACTGAAAGACCGTGGAAGAACCGTTATCCTGACTACCTGTTAGACTTGTTTAATTCGTCTGCAAAGCACAACGCTATCATTCGAGGTAAGGTTGATTATATTGTAGGCAATGGCTTTAGAGTTGATGACAAAGGGCTTGGAACAGAATCACTAGCAAAGGTTTCTAAGTTCATCAATCAGCCTAACCCATACGAGACACTTGACGAACTGTTAATGAAGTGCTCACTTGATTTAGAGATTTACAACGGGTTTGCATTAGAAATAATCGCTAATAAGACCAATCAGAAGATTGCAGGTGTCTATCATGTTGATTTTACCAAGTACCGAAAGTGCAAAGAAACGGACGGTTACTTCTATTCAGAGGAGTGGCACAAGACACAACCTGAAGTTGAGTATCTTCCTGAGTTTGACCCTTACAAGATAGGCGGTAAATCATTGCTTTATGTCAAGGCATACCATCCAATGTCTGACGTTTACCCATTGCCTGAGTATTTGGGTTGTGTTCCTTACGTAGAAATGGACAAGGAGATAGCAAACTTCCATTTGAACTCTATTAAGAACGGGTTTATGGGTGGTACTATGATTAATTTCTACAATGGTACGCCAACGGAAGAGGAGCAGGAGGCTATTGAAAGCAAACTATACGACAAATTCAGCGGTTCGGATAACGCTAACAAATTGGTGTTGAACTTTAACGATTCACGCGAGCAAGGTGCTGAGATTATTGCTTTAAACGGTAACGACTTTGACAAGCGGTTTGACATTCTAAACGAAACAGTACGCAAAGAGATTTTTAGCGGTCACAGGATTGTAGACCCTAATCTATTCGGAATCAAAGAAGACGGAATCTTCGCAACGCGTAACCAAATTAGAGATAGTTACGAGTTATTCCAAAACACCTACGTTAACCAACGCCAACGATTACTAGAGCAAGTCTTTAATGGATTGGCAAGCGTACAAGGTTTCGAGGGTCGTTTACACATTGAAGATACCGAGCCGCTAGGAGTAGAGTTTAGTGAGGCAACGAAGGTTTCTGTAATGACAGAGGCAGAACTTCGCGCTGAAATGGGTCTACCATTGATTCAAGAAGAAGATACTAACGTTGACAGCAAGACAAAAGATGCACAAGCCGCGCTTAAAGGCTCTGTTGGTGGTGTTGGTGGTATTGTTACAATCCTTCAAAACGTTAATACTGGAATTGTACCTGCTGAATCTGCGGTTAATATACTTGTTGAGTTGTACGGATTCGACATTGATACGGCAAGGGCTACCGTTTACGGAACTGAAATACCATCTTCTGTTAAACAAACGATGCGAAAGGCGATTGATGACGAGACAAGCGAAATACAGCTATGTGATGCGTTTTCTGAGTGTGGTTTATCGTTGGATGAGTGGGATGTAGTGGAATCAAAACCCGTTCGCTTTCAATCAGACAAGGAATTAGAGTTGTCAGAAGATAGAATCAGAAAGTTCGGATTTGCTGATGAGAACTTTGATATGGCTGTTCTTGAAATACTCAAAGAAAACCCAATTCTTACATGGGCGGCTATTGCAGCACAGCTTGAAACAACGGTTGAAAAGGTCGCTGAATCTTTACGCAGTTTGACTTCAAAGAACTTTCTGACCATTACAGAGCAGGTAGTTGAAGAAACTTCACAGAGAGTTGCAGAAGTTACACGAGAAGGAACGAAAGCATTAGAAACAGCAGAACCATTAGACGTAACGTTTAGAATTGCTTACAGGTACGCTAAAAGCCCCGAAGCAAGCGGTGCAGATGTGCTACCAACAACGCGCGAATTTTGCAAACGAATGATTAGCCAATCAGCTAACAAGGTTTGGACGAACGCAGATATTCAGCGTATCGGTATGCAAGAGAATCGTAACGTTTGGATGCGTAGAGGTGGGTTTTGGACAAGACAGGGCGGTGCGGTCACTACGCCTTATTGCCGACACGTATGGGAACAGGTTGTAATAAAAGAGCGCAATGGCTGATATACTATTTATTTCTCAAAGTTTTTTGAAGGAGAACACGCAAGTTAGCGATAACGTAGATGTTAAGTATATCCGCGAAAGTATTCTATGGTCGCAAGATTCGCAGATTCAACCGATACTTGGAACGACACTTTATAGAAAGTTGCAAACTGATATTCAAGCGAGTTCTCTGACGGGCGTTTACAAGACTTTGGTAGATGACTACATTCAAGTCTGCCTAAAACACTATGTAACTGCTGAGTGCTTGCAAATGGCACACTACAAGATAACCAACAAAGGGTTGCAGATTCAAGATTCTGAGCAATCACAGCCAGCATCATCAACACGCCTTGACAAGTTGGTGGAACAAGAAAAGAATAAGGGCGATTGGTATCGTCAAAGGTTGATTGATTACCTCTGTGAATACACTTCACTTTACCCTGAATATGAAAATCCCGATAGTGGAGTAGACACGATACAGCCAACGCGCGACAATTACAGAACTACCATTTACTTGGGCGGCATAAATAGACCAATGACCCTAAGAGAGAAATACCGAGATGTCTAAAAAGAACGAAAAACTATTAAAGCGATACCTTGCTAACCTTAAATCAAATAATCGACCAAATCAAGACGCTGGCGAACGCTCACTATCAGATAGCGGAAGTCGGGGTCGGAACAATAGCGGAACTCCAAAGCAAGCCTGACAGAGAATACCCGTTACTTTGGTTATCCAACGAGGGCGGCACGTTAGATAATAACTACAAGGTTGACAACATACGTCTGACTATGTTCGGGCGCGTAACTGTTGGCGATGAAGGGCAAGACGATGACGCTTCTGAGTTGGAGGTATTGTCTGATATGCAGTTGATTCTGTTAGACTTTCTGAATTACTTTCATCAGAATCACGGGCAAGATTACGTTACAGACAAATCAAACACGCTTGAACACTTTACAGAGCGAACCAATGACCGAACAGCTGGCTATTCTACGGTATTAGAGTTAAAACAATTCTACGATTGGAGCAAGTGCAAAATACCACAAAGCGGAGCAAGCATACCTCCAACTGTTGACGGTCTTACATTGTACGATTTCTGTGATGCTGATGTAATTGCACGTTTAACATCAACACAAATAGCGTGTTTAGAGGCGGAACTTTGCGGTGCTTGCGCTGATGCAACCGTACAAATAAACGGTATCGAAGTAGCAACACCTGCAAGCGGTGCAACTGTTGACATTCCAGTTAACCTTGACGGTGTTCCGAGTGGGTCATGGGATGGGGATAGTTGGGAAGTAACATCAGCACCTTGCGCAGACGCTACGGTTCAATTGAATGGTGTTGACATGACCGACATTCCATCGGGAGACACGGAGAACATTCAAGTGAGGCAGTCGAGCGGTTCTACGCTGGTCGGCTCTAAACAAGGTCAATATTGGCGAATTGATGATAGCGATATAAGTATCAACGGTTCACCTGTTGCAGATGTAATGGCGGAGGATTCGTTGGATATTGATGTAACCCAAGACGGCTCACCCGTTGGAAGTTGGAACGGGTCGGCATGGATTATTCCAAATTGCTCACCATCTGTAACCGTTTCAGTAACTTTATCAGATGACACGCCTAAGTTAGGTCAGATTATTACAATTACAGCAACAGCAAGCGGTATAACGCCAACATCTTATTCCTTCTTATTTCAGCAATTAGATGGCAGTTTTACGAGTGTCGTTCAGGCTAGTAATACTTATGATTGGACGGTATCAAAATATGATAATTTTAACGTTACGGTAGTAGCTACTGATAACGTTAATTCGGGAGTTGGGGCAGACGAAGGAGTAACTACGGGCGATGTTGATGCAGACGCGATAATAACAGCGCAAGAAACAGCGATAGGTGGAAGCATGGACGCAACGGCTCAAGCATGGGTGCTTGGTTTCATATTGCGATTGAAAGGCATTTACACCACGCTACCCGAAAACGTGTTTGAACAATTATCAGACGCAAACTCTGAACTGTATGCAATGTTTCCTGACACCTCAACTACGGCAAGTGTTTCGGGTTATTCAATCAATGCAATAGACCCTACAAGAAACGCTACGATGGTCGGATTCGTTGCGGGCGATGCAACCGTTAACGGCATTACAGGCGGAAGTGGTAAGTACATGATAATGAACAACGCTCCAAGCGATTACGGGCAGAATGATACTTCTCTACACGCTTACATACGAACAGCATCAATAACCTGTTTTATTGGTGCAGGAGATGGTTCAGACATACGAGATACATCAGATGTTCACAGTTATATGTTCGGGCAAAGTTCTGATAGAATTGAAGCAGATATAAATGGAGATGAGAGAGACGTTCCAATTGCTAATGGACTTCAAGCAAACACAGGCTTCTGCTCAATTCAAAGAAATAAATCAGACCGATTGATTTTTATGAATGATGAGTATGTAACAGACATAACTCCTAACAATTCAATAACACCATCTGCAAATCTCTATTATGGAATGGCTGGGAACGCAAGCGGAACTGCAACAAGAAATTCAACGAGTTCGGTTAGCTGCCTAATTAACGCACCATACTTGGAGGAATGTGCATTAACTACACTTGCAGAGGCGGTAATTTGGTTACAAACTCAAATCGCAAGAAATGTATAAAGTGCTATTTATAGAATCGTTCGATTGGCAACCTACTCAATCAGAATGGGGCGCGTGGGATATTCCTAGCCCTTATTTTGATGACACGCATAACGGATGGATGTTGCCCGATGGATGGCAGGAACATTTGACAGAAAGGGGAATTGACTATATTGAATTGGAATTGTAAAATGAGAATTGAAAATGGATGTAATACTTGAATCACTCGCAAACTACGGAATAGCTGGAATTTTCTTGGCTGTGTTGGTATATTACCTTAATAAGCTAACTGATATTCATCGAGAAGAACGAAAGGAATGGCAAGATGCCAATAACAAGCACGTTGAGAAATTCGCGGAGGTAATAAGCGAAAACACGAAAGCTATCAGCGAAATGA